GGGGCTGCATCATCGATGAGCCGACAACCTTAAGGGTATCTACAATCCTGTTCTGTAGGCCTGTAATTGTCAGCATTGCTGCATCGCCGACGCTGGCAAAGTTTTCATTTGCGTAGTCGACAATAGCATTGATAACTTCAGCAGCAGGAAGGTTTAAGTCACCCACACGCTTAAGGTCATCACCCGTGAGGCCAAACTTATCCTGGAGTATCTCTGTGATAGGTATATATGCATTGGCCAACTGGCGCATCTCTTCCGCGCTAAGTTTGCCTTTAGTATATATCTGACCTAGCGCAAGGGAAATACGATCGAGTGCTGCTGCATCGCCAGACATAGCACCGAGGTTGGTAAGACCTTCCATTATGAACATCAAGTTTTCGTACTCAATGCCATAAGCAAGAAGCTTCTTAGACGCATCTGCAAGAGTCTGATAGTCAAAGATAGTCTCTATAGAGTGCTCCTGCAGCACAGACATAAAGTCTTCAGCAACTTTAGTACTACCGAACAGTGCAGAGTACGTGACTTTCATGTAGTCCAACGATACATTGAAATCCCACAAGGCAGAAGTAGCGTTTCTTATAGTCTGTGCAGCAGCATAAAATGCTTGAGACACCATGATACCTTGTACTATACGAGATGTGTCCTTTAAGCCAAGGTTATGCGCTCTAAGCTCCTTATAGGACTCCTTGTACTTATCGCGTAGACTATCTGCCCAAGATATCCAACCGGCGGCCTTGCCACTTACACCAGAATTGAGTGCCTTTTGTACTTTATTAGTCTGCTTAACAGCATCTTGCATACCTTTAGCAAAGTCTTTTATATCAGCCGTTAACTTAACAGACAAATCTGCAAAAGCCATCTAAATTCCTCCTTACCATCCGGGTAATTGATCAATGTAACCTGTGACAGGTGTACTTAGTGAGGCGCTGCCTCCACCATGCATCTGCTTAGTAACATCTAGATGCACCTTAAGCTGTGCATCAAACTGCCTGGGTGTCAATGACCATACCTGATCATCTGTGTAGCCGAGCCACTTGCGCCCAACGTACAAAATGTATGGCCAATCCCAACCGTCTTGGTTGGGATTAGTCACACTACCGTCGTTGGGTTTTAAGCGTTTGGGATACCTACCTCAGCGGTACCGCCGGTATTAGTGGCGTTATCAGTATCAGGCATATCCTCGCCCAAAGCGCCAGATATACTCTCCATAATTTCATTGATGAGCTGCATGTCAATAAGACTGCCGACTTGCATCTCTGTGAGTTCAGGACTTGCTTCCATAAGACCCGCCCAAAGTACAAACCGAACAGCCTTAATGCTGCCCTCGTCCATAGCTTTGAACGCGGCATCTACAGAGCCATACCTTTCCTCAAGTTCAGCCATAGCATTGAGAGTGAAGCGAACCTCACGCTCAACGCCGTCATTCAGAGTAATAGTCTTTACTCTAGGTTTCACATCTTTGATATTAGACATTCGACTCTCCTCCAATTAACGGAAAAAATTTTAATTAAGGCGTTACAGTAGTGCCAGGCATGACAGGAGCCTTAAACCAGCCGGTCATAGCATCCGCATTAGCCGTCTCAGCATCAGCATCAAGCTCATACTTCCACGGACGAATCTTCTTGCCATTGACATCATAAGCGTAGTTCAGTCGTGCGAACTGACCACTGATGGTATCAGACTGGAAGTTGATGCTGTCACCCTTAGTCTCATTGTTGTCCTCAGGTTCAGAGAACTTGCCCTTGTACAGCCATACGTACCGGTACTTACCATTGGACTTCAGAGTACGGAAGCCAATAGCAACCCAGGGCGATACATCGCTATCACCGTACACGATAGCGCCGTTGTTGTCGATCTCATGACCGAGCAGATCAGCCTTGTTCTGAGTAGTAAGCTCATTCTTCTGGATCTCAACATCAACGTTACCGAGGGTAGATGCAACTTCCATGGGGCCATCATCAGCAAACAGCGTCTCAGTGGAGCTGTTTGGATTGATGTTAACGGACATGACGCCGGGGGCTTTGACAACAGCACCATACACCGGCGCCTGCTCAGCCGTTTCCTCGGTGGTCATCGTGGCATAGACTAGGTTATCACAACCAATTCTTGTTGCCATTAGTATTACCTCCTATTCAATGATATTTGTAGTTATACCTAGATTAAAGCAATAGGTAACTCTATCACTCTCATCTTGATCAAGCTTAAATGGAGTCTGGCGAATATACACCTGACCCCAGTAGTCGTTGGTGAAATCTATACGTAAGCTCTCCGTGTCAGACTTAAAAAGACCAAGGACTAGTAGCGCTTTAGCACGAGCGGCCTCTGCACTTTTATCACGTACTTTTATTTGTACGGAACGATGCACACTATCTGTAAAAGGCGAAACAGGATCACCAGCATACTCGTGAAAGACCACAACAGCGTCTGGTAATGGCGGAGTAAAATCTCTAAAAGCGTCTTCACCGTCGCCTACAATGACGCCATTAGACACACAGTATGCAACTAAGCATTCTAAAAGATTCATTTAGAGGACGCTCCTTTACGAACATGTTCACCGCCGCGTTGTACGCTTGATCCACGCTGAACAAATGTAGTACGATTAATGTACGAAGGGTACTTAGAGAAGCGTATTTCTCTTGCACGTGTACTTCTGTTGTAGTGCGTATAAGAGTATCTCTTTGTAGTCTTTATAGCTTTTGCCCAATACGTAACAGCAGTTCTAGCAAATCTACCTGAAGCCCACTCACGTACAGGATCTTCTAAGAACTTAGCTTTACCACCATTTGGGTGCGGCATATCAAGATCTTCGTGTACACGTCCAGCGTACGTAGACGCTTGCAGCATATTCTTAGGATTAACGTTATTGTTAGGTACAATGTACCATTCTATAGGCCCTAAACTAAGATGTCCCCCAAGGCCCTCTGGCTCACCATAACCGAGTAAGGCACCATAACGGTAACTAGTAACATCTTGACGTCTTGAAACGCCAAGGTAAGCAGAATCACGCAGAGTACCAGTGTCCACTGGTACTTGCCTTAAACTTTCATTCATTATACTGAGGCCAGCCTCTGTGACAGCCGCCTTAGTTCCAGAACCAACGTTTCGTATGACAGCTTCACATGTCATGCGAAACTTTTTAGCCTCTGCTTGTGAAAGGTTAAAATCTATACGCATTACAGATACACCACCTTAAGGTCAACAGAGCCGTCTCTGTAGTACTCTGTAATACGGAGTATAGGACGCTCTTCACCAGCAAAGAAGACGTTATCGGTGACCTTTATGCTTTCTGCGCCATCTACATACAACTGCGTGGTAGATGTAACCTCAGAACCGTCAGTGTTAGTCACAAGCTTCACATCACCAACTGGATAACATAGTGACGTAATGTCAGCACCAAACTGCTTTGTACCTGCACCAGAGTACTTAACAAAAGGCTTTATAACGTATGGTACATTTATCCAGTCTTTAAGACTAGCGTACATAGTCATCGCCTCCTGGTTTTGGCCAACGTGGATTGCTCATCATACCCTTACGAAAAACTTTTGGATACGAATACGCTGTAGGCGAAACGCCACCAACTACTACAAGATTCTTATAGTATGCAGCCTGCTCCCTAAAGAAGTTCAGTCTGCTGGTAGGGTCTTCAGATTGTGGACCAAGAGATCTCTTAATGTCGCGCGCAAAGAGTGTAGCAGCTCTATCAAACAACTGAAATTTAACGTTGTTAGACAGCTTACCAGATCCGTAAGTATTTATGATGTACTGTATTTCCTCATCCTGCATAATCGGAGATTTATCATCAGTATCACCAATAAGAAAACGAGCTTCATCAAGATCACTGTGACTAGGATCACCAGAATAAGTAAAAGACATCATAACACCTCCTTACCGTGCAGTAACTACAACCTTTGCCACCTGTACAGTAGGCTGTACAGTAGGCTGTACAGTAGGCTGTTCAGGCTCCTTGGACTGTTCAGGCTCCTTGGACTGCTCAGGCTCACTGGACTGCTCAGGCTCACTGGACTGCTCGGGCTCACTGGACTGCTCGGGCTCACTGGACTGCTCAGGCTCACTGGACTGCTCAGGCTCACTGGACTGCTCGGGCTCACTGGACTGCTCAGGCTGCTTAAGAGTAACACCAAGGCGCACCTTAAAGTAATGTGCCCATTTGTCAAAGTCCTGCTCGGAGACTTCAACAATATGACCATCAGTCAATCGGGACTTAAAGCGTTTGACAGCGCCTGGCTCCACAATGGAGCCAGGTGCCATCATTTTACCAAAGTTCCGAAATGCCCGTCTGACGACGTACATTAGTCGACGATGTCCTTGAAGAATACGCCGAGATCCTTACAGATCATCTTGGCGTCGAAGGCAATCTCGCCCTCAATACGCTCAGTGCCCAGGCCGAGCATGTCCATAGGCAGACGAACGATACGGTTACCGTAAGCACCGGAACCCTCCAGGCCATTCCATGCAAAGATGTAGCCGGCAGAAGGCTTACGCAGGGCAGGACGAGGATTGCTGTAGCACAGCAGAGCATGCTTGCCCATGATGAAGCCAACATTCGCAGCAGCACCCTTAGCGGCAGAGTTAACTACAGACCATGCAACGTAGACGTGATCAACGCCGAACAGAGTTGCAAGCAGGTCCTCGGTAACGATGCCCTTCTGGGTATACTTGATGCGGTCCAGGATGTCCTCATGGTTCTTCAGAGCATTGAATGCAAAGGGAGACAGAACCATAGTGTTGGGCTTGTAGCCGGTCTCAGAGGCCATCTGAACAGCAGCGCCAGTAATGTCGCCGATAGGATCAGAGGTAGCCTCGTTCCACTTAATGGCAGCGTTAGCACCGGCTGTTGCACCACCTGCGATCTCGCGGCCCCATACGCCGGTATTGAAGAAGCTGGAAGCCCACGCCATCTCACGACGGATAAGCATCTTCTGGGTAACGAAGTCGGTAGCATCCTTATCCGCATCCAGGGGCTCGTCATAGTTGGCACGCTCCTCAGGAGTCACATCCTTATGGAAGGCATGCTTGCGGCAGTAGTAAGGCTCCTGGGCCTCGACACCGTAGTCGCCGCCGGCGGACTCAGTCGCAGCGCCACGGACCTGGGCCTCGTCACGCATGAAGTCCTCTTTACTGTACTGGTAGAAAACATCGGACTGGCGCTTAACAGGAATGATAGGGAAGACCTTATCAGCGATAAACGCGGCAGCGTCCTGCAGGTAAGAAACGGAAACATTAGTCAACGCACGATCAATATGCGCATTCTGCATAGTAGGCATTATCTACTCTCTCCTTTCAATTAGATCTTGACGGTGATAAGCTCACCAGCTGCGGACGCACCAGTCAGTGCGATACCCGCAACATTGCCGGTACCCTCAGTAGTGGTTGCTCTGCCATCAGCGGCAGAGTAAACAGCTGCACCAGCAGTGACAGCCGCAGCGGCCTCAACGACCACGATGCCATCAGCGACCTCAAGAACCTGGTCAGCAGCGGCCTTGTTCATAGAAGCACCAACAACCTGGGTTGCAGCAGTGGCGGTAATACCCGCGCTGTTTGCATTGACAGAAACGAATCTACAACGCTCAACATCTGCACCTGCAGGCATGCTGAAGCGCTGGCCAGGAATTTCAAAAGCGTACATTATTTTGCACCTCCATTAAGATATTCACGGTATAGATCGGGGTTCTCAGACAGAGCGGTATTCATTGCCTTTTCAACAGTGATGTTATCACGCTTGGCAATCTCCTCCGCTTTCTTAGCGAGCTTGTTCCAAGCATCGTCTGAGGTAGTCGCAGCGCCGGTAGACGCGCCATTACCAACGCTCTTACCGACTTCATCGAGAACAGTTGCCTCAATGGCACTGTTAATGGTGGACAGCAGTTCTGCAACCTCGGGAGAGCAACTCTTGAGAATGTCTACAAGCTTGCTCTGCTCGACAGGAATTGCCTTCAAAGCGGCTGCCTTGGCAATTGCCTCAGCTTCGGCTTTTTCGGCGTTGGCCTTGCGAATCTGCTCCTCGGCAGCCTCTTTCTGTGCACGCATCTTTTCGAACATTGCACGGGCAGCCTCAGGCATGCTCTTCAGGGTCTCAGTCTCATCAAAGGCTGCAGACTTCTTAGGCTTACCGCAGGACTTGCAGTTACCGCTCTCATCAGCCTCGCCGTCGCATTCACAGTGAGCGTCCTTTGCCTTCAGCGTCTCAATCTCAGTGTTAGCCTTAGCCAACTCTTCGTTTGCTGCATTCAGCTTGCCCTCAGTGTCTGCAAGGTTCTGATTGGCGGTTTCCAAGTCACCACGGGCCTTGCTGATTTCTGCATCCTTTGCTTCGATAACGCCGCGAACAACTTCAACGTGCTCGGGCTTCATCTTGCCCAGGATCTCTTCAAAGTCCATAGGTTTTTTGGTCTCCTTTCGTTTATAAAGCTCTATGAAAGCGGCGGAATTTGCGCCCTCATCAACCAGATCAACTCGGTCAACAACCAAGTCCTTTAGTTCGTACGGCATAATCAGCCCTCCTATTTTATTATATGCAAATTTGCAAAAGTTTATAACCTTACAGCTTAACTCTTTTGGCAGTGCCCTGGATAGAGAACATACGATAGGTGCCGTCTTTAACTTTTGCAAAGACTTCAGGATCATGTACCTTAACAGTAATGAACCAGCCCTCAGGCACAACGCCCTCAGGTATACCAATAGCTCTCTGCTTTTCTTTTGTGAACACAATAGATTCAACTACAGTGCCTTTGGACTCACCTTGATGCATCTCACCGCTGCCACGGTAGTCGAGCATAAAGCCGATTGCGGCCTTCTCAAGCGTCTCAGGTGCAATTACATCATCCTGCCAGTCAAGCGGTGCTTCACCATTTTTGTCAATAGCAACATTAGCCCAGCCACTTACCAGCTGCTCATCGTCGCGCGCCTTATACACGTCAAAGCCGACGCTAAGGCAGACGGAGTCGTCGACGGGAATTTCTTCAGTGACATCTACTGAGCTGTACTGATTTACATGCTGACATGTGCCA